CTTTACGCTCCGGTTCAATTACTTGCCGGAGGATCAGGAAGTCACGCTGATCACCAAGCGTACAGGTTTAAACGGCGATGCAACCCGCTCGCTAGTCCGGTTTGCGAACATTGCCCGTTCCAAGGCTCGTCTGGGTTTGCTGACTCAGCCACCAAGCTTGCGTCAGATGTTTGCATGGGCGAGAGCGATCAAGGGCGGTATGCCAGTAGGCAAGGCGTTCAATAACGCTATCGTCAACAAGTTTCCAAGCGAGTGCGAGGCTGAATTGCGCGGGATCTTTGCCGCGTCAATTGATTCTGCCAAACTCAAATCTTACTTAGGAGTGCAGTAATGAAAGGGATCGATGTTAAACGCGGCGTTGCCGCCACAATGGAACGTATCGTTGCCAACAGCGGCTCGAAGTTCCGCAGTCTGCAGGTCAAGTGGTTCGGCACTACCGCAGGGATCAACTTCAACCGCGAGGGTTCGCAGATCGATGCAACGGTTGTATTCCCTGCCCTTGACGAGCTTGCCGATGTTGATCGCGGCACGTTCAATAACCTGATCGGCTTTGCCATCCACGAGGGTCTAGGGCATGGGCTATACACCAACAACGAACCTTGGGATCAGGCGCGATCCAAGCACGGTCAGTATGTAGGGCAACTGATCAACGGTCTTGAAGACCCGCGCATCGAACAACGCGCCATCGAGTCAGGCTTTGCACCCAACAGCAAGTACTTGTTCGAGAACCTGCTCAATGCTGTGCTTGCGCGTGACGGGTACGTTGAACCGGACGATCTGAAAAACATCCCGTTTATGCTCGCAGTCGAGGGTCGGCGTTTAAACGGCTATCACGTTGACGTGCCATCGATCATCGATCAGTCACCCTTGGCTGTGCATATCCACGAGGCTTTGCAGTCAGCCAAACAGTCGCGCAACACTGAGGGCGTGGTGCTTGCGGCGATCAAGCTTTACGAGCAGATCAAGCAGTACGCAGACGAGCCACAACGCTCTGATGGGAATACCAAGGGTGAGGGTAAGGGTGACCCAAAAAAACAGCCCACAGACGATTCTGACGCGTCTGAGGGGGATTCGCAGGGCAACCCTACGGGCGATCAGGACGGGCAGGCAGGCGAGTCCGACAAGGGCGAACCGAAAGGCGAGTCGAAAGGCAAGTCGAACGGCAAGCTTAACGGCGGTCGCAATGTTGACCCTGCCGACTTTATTGAATCAGAAGTTGGGGGTAAGTTGTCGGACAAAAAACATCCACGTCCGTACACCAACAAACCCGTCATCGAAACATTTACTTGGGAGTGATTATGAATCTCGACAAAGCAAGCTGTGACCGCAAGTTCTTGCAGTATTACAACGATGTGCCGCAGGGTATGGGTGCGACACGTGCGCATCTTCTGCGCATTCTACGGTCGGTCGACTTGGTTGGTTGGTCTAGCCATGAGGAGTCAGGCAAGCTTGACCGCAAAGCCTTGACCCGTTTTGCTACCGGATCCACAACGGTGTTTAAACGGCGTGATGTCAAAGAGGCTGACACCAGTGCGGTGTCTGTGCTGATCGATTGCAGTGCCTCGATGGAGATGGGCGGGTGCATCCACGTTGCGCATGGCGTGGCGATTCAACTGGCTCGCATCTTTGACAAGGCAGGCATCAACTTCGCGGTGACCGGTTTCAAGGGCAGTGCCACCGCCCAGTATGCAAACGAGCGTACCACTGGCAAACAGTACAGGGCTGACGGCGAGAACACCAAGTTTATTCCGTTCAAGGCATGGGGCGAGTCGATGCGCTCTGCGTCATCCAAGCTTGGCTCGATCAACTATTGGGTAGGATCAGGAACGCCTGACTATTCCGCTCTCATGCTGTCCATCGAAGACCTTGCCAAACAACGCGAGACGCGCAAGGTTTTGTTTGTGCTGACTGACGCAGATGGATTCGTTCCTGAGCATATCAGGCACGTGCAGGATGTAGCCAAACAGCAGGGCATCACCATTGTTGCAGTAGGTATCGGTTCACCAGATGTTAAGCAGGTATTCGACAACGCTAGTACAGCAAATGATCTGCGCGACTTAGGCTCAGCATCATTCAACACATTACTCAAAACACTACGGAGGTAGTATGGACTTACCAGAAAAACTTGCGGCGGCACTGGACGGGGAGGAGCTAGACGATGTCATCCCCGCGCTCGCCATGCTGTTGGCGCAGGCAGGGGCAATGGCTTGCAACGACAAGGACGTGTTTAGTGGTTACGTCCTAGAGGTGATCACCAGTGTTTATGATGCACAAGATTCAATCAACAATTCAATTCAATGAGGCTTAGCATGGACTATTCAAAATTCTTTATCGAGAAAACCAGTGAGGGTTACATGGTGCGCGACATAGTGTCGGACGATTACCTGTGCGACAGCAAGGGTGACAACACGTTCGAGCTTTGGGCGTACGCGCATGATGTCCTACTCAACCACGTTGAATCGTTACCTGTCGAGCGGTACATCGATGACCGTTGGTACACCTCTGACGTGCAAGATGTACGTCCTGATTTAAACGATGATCAGGCTTGGGAAGTATTGCAAGAGATCAAAAGCAATCATGACGCAACGGTTGGCATTAACTGGGACGTGATTAGCGATACAGCGGATAACCTTTTTCCTATGTTGGAGAACGAAGATGAGTAAATACAAAACAAAATACTGCACTGGGTTTTGGCTACCTAGTGACCCACTTGCTCGTAAAGTAGATTTTTGCGGCGTAGAGATTGCCCTTGGCTCATGGGATGAAGTCGAGGATACAGAAGATGAGGGTATCTTCTATTACATGGACGGAAAGCCACTAGAGGTAGGAACGATCATAAGTGATGGCTTTGTGATAGTAGGCATTGAGGAGGACGCAGAATGAAAACCTATCAAGTGCAAGTTCATTACCAAGCGACAGGATATTTCTCGATCATTGCGGAAAGCGAAGAGGATGCGGCACAGCAAGCTATCCGCAAAGCGTACTCAGAACATCCTGATGACTTGTTTGCTGAAGTGGTTAACGTTGAGGAGGACGAAGAATGAAAACCATCGGAGATTGGATCGCCTTTGTGGCGGTCTTTATTGTTGCGCTTGCTATGTTTGACTGGGCGCTTGATATCCTTGCGCAGTGAACAACCCCCCTTCTGCTACGGCGGTCGGGGGGTTTTTTTTCGCCCAAAGAAACCTGACCAGTTCCCTCCCCCTCCGGTAACTGCAACACAGGTATGCAGTTACAACAAAAACCGTTTAAACGTTGACCAGCTTTCCCGGCTGGAGTTTGTCGCCCGGGGGCTATTAAAGCTGTTTAAACGGTCTAAGTCCATGCTGAGACAAGGCGTACCCAATCCCATGACCTAAGTCTTGCTTGTTGTCTTCAATAAAGAGATCAGCCTTAGATGCCCACCCAACGACATTCCCGCCAAAGTTATCCACAATGACGAGGACATACATATCACATGGATCGTCGGCTTTTTTGATCGTGGCAAGCAGTCTGCCGTTTACATGGCGGGTCGATTTAACATCGATGGTCTTACCCTTGCGACTGATTAGATCCGCGCCGCCATTGCGAACGCTGACCGTCAGATCAGGGCATAGGTTTAGCAGTTTGGCAACGCAGTACTCAGCCACCACTCCATCGATGTCGATAGACCAAGTGTCATCGCTTCCTACCTGCTGATCCTTGACCTTGTTCATAGCCTCAGACCTGCGCATTATCCCAAGGATTCTGCAGACATGAAGCTCAGCGGGCGACAGATCAATCCGTACAGCGTTTAAACGGCTGTCCATGATGCCCAGATGTTTTGAGAAAGTTTCATTTTTTAGGTTTGTTTGTTTTTACCGTATGGTCGCTGTTGCGGCTAAACGAACGGTTAGCACTTGGGGTCTTCAGCTTGAGATTGGACTTGGCGTTCGTGCCACCCTTGGATAGAGGCGTTACGTGGTCAATGTCCTTCCCTGTGCGGTCGATACCCTTGGCATCCATTGCATAACGCGCTCGCTCGCGGACGTTACGCAAGGGTTGTTCGCCACGCTCTTGTTGCTGAGCGTATTCTTTTTTATACGGTCTCTTCTTGTTCACGTATGGCATTTCGTTTCTCGATTAAAGATTTATCCATGATGCTACCAATCCAAAATCCTGCAGGATTTTTAAGCATCTTTTTGTCCAGCATTTCCTGCTCGTTTAAACAGCGTCTGTCTACACCGAAGACGCCGGTTCGGTGTTTTTCAAACATCCTGTTCGAGTTGAAGTATTCCCGACACGCACCGCACTGATTCCTACTGCTTCCAAGTTTCATTTCAAGCCTCATTTTAACGTTTAAACACGTAAGTTCCACTGTCCATCAGATCCAGTGGTCTAGCCCTGCTGTCCGATAGATACTGCTTACAGCTTGGGTTGTACCACAGGGGTACGCGCCCTTCCCATTCCCCGTGGCGGTTCTTGTCAATTGACAGGATGGCATCGGGCATTGACTGTGCCTCCTTATCCTCGGGGTTCTTCTCTACGGTACGCTCCTTGTGCTTGTTGCGGTAAACGATAATCACTTGGTCGGCAAGGTCGGTCATCGCCCCCGATCCCGCGAGGTCGAACTTGTTGGGGATCTTCTGCTCGTTCTCTTGCTTGCGGATGTGATGCACAAGGTGAACATGCACGTTGTATTGTTGGGCAAGTTGGGTGATCTGGTTAACGAAATCCTTCTGGGCGTTGTAATCATCCACGCCCTTGACGCACTTCATGAGCGAGTCAATGATCACGTGCTTGAGTCCTTTGGATGCGGCATAGCGGATCGCGCCGTAGATTATCCTCGTCTCGATGTTGCCTTGGTGATTAAACACGTACCCCGCGCACAGCATGAAGTCCATGAACTTGTTCAGGATCAGGTCGGTAGGCTGATCGTTCATGCAAGCCTGTATCGCCATCCGTTTCAGGGTAGCCAAGGGTTTCATCTCAAGGGATATGTTTAGCACGCCCTCACCCTGCGCGATCCATCCAAGGCTCACCATGCCAAGCAGTTGCGACTTGCCATGACCGTTGATGCCTGCCCAGATGGTCGTTTCACCTGTCCGGAATCGGATATTGAAATGCGTTGATCCCCAAGGAAGTTTCGCACCCGTCACTTGGTCGGGGCTTTTAAAGCTTTCGATAAGCTCGTCCCTGAACGTACTGCCATCGTATACCTTGGCTTGAACCTCATCGTCCACTGTGTAAGGGATGATGCTATCGCCGTGGATAATCTGACTGGCTAAGCCTTCGTAGTCTCTCATTGTTTACACCTTATGATTTCCATTTCGCAGCCGTCGTCCCAGCAAAGCACAGATGGTTTAAACGTCAATACACGCTCAGCAAATGATCGGACGCGCTCACTGTTTGCGCCTACGATATGCACTTGAAGATCACGCAAGGCATTAAAAGATAGTTTGGCAGGGTCATCAGTTGAGTCAACAAACATAACGTTGACTGGGAATTTCTTCATGACCTCGCCTTTCTTGATCCGGTATGGCATAGCATCAACGTAAAAGAACACCTTGTTTAAACGCTCACCTTTCTTTGCTGCTGTCAAAATATCGTTGTAGCCTTGCATCACCAATCCCTCCAGTCTGCAGACAGCTTTGTCTGTTTTTCACCTACCCACTCAGCTTTGAATCCAGTCCATCCTCTTGCACAGATTTCCTGTAACGCATCGTTCAAAGTCATGTTTGCTTTCTTTGCTTCGCGTTCAATACCTTGGATTGCAGTCTCTGTAATGGATGCCTTCTTAGCTTTTCGTTGCCGAACAAAGTCATCCCAAACGGATTGTGATACGCCGTCAGGCGGTGTAGTGTTTGTATTTGGTTTATGGTTTATGGTTATTGGTTTATGGTTAGGTGGCGCTTCGTTGCTTAAATCAAACGCATCGTCAACGCTTGGTGTACGTTTCGTTAACGTTTGCTTGCGTTTGGACTCACGCTCTTGAGCGATTCGTTTGTTGATCGTGGACTTGGCGTGGTACTCATCAATCTCTTCTTGGATACGCTTTTGGATGTAAACCCCATCCACTTCATCAAAGAATCTGGTGAGTACAAACTGCACTGCCTCGACTTCTTCCTTGGTGGAAGCCCATGTCCATTCGATAGCTTCAGCCAACGTTGGAAACTTTTCTCTGTCGTAGCAGGAGTCGATCAGGAGGGTGTATGCGCCGTGCTGTAGCATGGTCAGCCGCCCTGTCTTCTTGGCGTAATCGCCTATGTTTTTCTTGAAGTAATGCATCTGCAAACCTTAAAAAAAAAGGCTTCACCTGAATACACAATTCCTTTTTTAAGGGAATCTGGCGGGACGAGCCAACACTCGCTGTGTATCCATGTGAAACCTTGTTGGAATACTTCACCCCCGCCAAGGGATGTGCTAATTCTGCACTACATCAAAACAAAAGTAAAGTGGGGGTCACATAAAGCAGTGTCGAAATCAAAGAGCGGCGAAGAGTGCGAGTGCCTGCCAAGGAACTCATGTTTCCATGCCATACAGGGCGCTAACCCCCGTATCCCCCACGACACTAAATTATCACAACAATTATATACGAACGTTCGCAACTCGACAATAGCCACACAGAGTCACAAACATAAGTATTGATCCTGCATTTCGTTGGTGTATCATTGCAATACTTTCCCGTGATTAAGCCTCCGTGAAATAGATCTGTTCAGGGTCGGTAAAGGCAGGTGTCCCCCTCGGCATCTGCCTTTATTTTTTGGTGACCGTTATCTCGCATCGAGGGTTCTCTTTATCCAACCCCCAATAGATGTGCTTCTCTTTTACCTGTCGGTCGTTCAGGTAAGTGACCCCCTGTAGTAGATCAAGGATCAGACTTTCGTCTAGGTCAGGTCTGCGTGACGCATAATGGATCGTCATGGTGACAACCACATCTTCTGTGAACGGTTCGTATCCCAGCGAAGCAACTTGCTGTTTAAACGCATCAGCATAAGACAACGCTTTCTGCGACTTTATCAGCCGTGACATAGAGCCAAACCGTACCAACCTGCGACTGTTGCTTTTTGATGCAGGCTCGCCAAAAATAATTAGTGAAAGTGCTTGCATGATGTTTTTTCTTTTGCTATTATTTGTTTTCCATATACGGAGGCTTAATGAAGATCACTAATAAATTCGGGTTACCGCAACCCTTTGTAGACCTTGCGACCAAGAGCGCATACAGCAAGGGACGCGCTGACTATTCTGTCACAGAAATCATTTCCCCGCCCAGAATCCAACGCTTGCGTGTTAAGCATTGGGAAGAGATGGAGCAGGACATCAGCGACATGACATGGTCTCTCATGGGGACGATGGCACACAACTTGCTCGAGAAGAAGACCAACGATGGACTGCAGGCAGAGGAACGCTTGTATGTTGAGATCGATGGTGTTGTCCTGTCTGGCGCGATGGATCTGCAGGAAGAGGTCGATGGCTCAATCAAGATCACTGACTACAAGTTCACCAGTGCTTGGGCATTGCGCGAAGACAAGATCGAGTGGGTCTTGCAACAGAACATCTACGCATGGATGGTCGGCAAGATCAAGGGCAAGAAAGTATCCTCAATCAGCATCTGTGCTTTTATCCGCGATTGGAGCCGCCGCGAGGCCGCTACAAACCCGAATTACCCACAGGCCAGTGCGCAGGTAGTACCCATTGCGTTAATGGATTCTAGCGATGTGGAGAAATACATCCGCGAACGTATCGAGTTGCACCGCCAAGCCAAGGTGGACGCTGACTGGGACAACGAGTTGCGCGAATGCTCAGACGAAGAGCGTTGGACAAGGGAGACCAAGTACGCGATTAAGAAAGAAGGCAGGAAGTCGGCAGTGCGTGTATTCGATACGCAGGAAGAGGCAGATGCCTTGCTTGCAGAGATGCCTGCCAAGGACAAAGGCTTTATTGAGATCCGCAAGGGTGAGTCGGTACGTTGTACTGGCAACTTCTGCGGGGTAGCAAAGTGGTGTTCACAATTTAACAAGGAGCAACAAGATGATTGAAATCCCCCCACTGCCAAGCGATGTTCGTTGGTTGGCTTTGTTCGCAGTAGAAGACATTCAGAAAAGATTGAATGCATTGCAAGAATTGTTAGCACTTAGCGAGGAAGAAGAAAATGAGCGTGTTTAAACAGCTTCAGAAAGCAAGGACGATGTTCCTCTCTGCCCCCATCAA